AAAGCCGTTGTCGCACTACATTCTCTTGCAGTCTTGGCAAGACCGAAATAAGAAACCATACCAAAATATGCTGCGCAAGTTGAGGAACACGAAAGATTTGACTTTCATGCAGGTACAGCTCATCGCAAATAGTTACGGCGTGCACATCTCGGCCGTTTCCGAACAGTCAATACCAAAAGAACTACGCGTCAATCTCTAGAATTATAATCATGAAAGATGACTTCAAATCATGTCCTAAATGCGGCCGAAAGTATAAGCGACAAGACAACTACGATATCCACGTAGCTGGTTGTAATCGTACGTCACCATCAACTCATGGCGGGGCCAGGAAAGGTAGTGGCGGAGTTAAGGGTAAAAAGACTCAAAAGGTTCTCGACCGTATGAAAGAGAAGCAGCGTATCTTGGATCGAATCACTAGAAACGCTGACAAGCTGTATGAAGCACAGTTCCGACTGGCGACAGGCGTGCAGCTGCTGTTCGTTATAAAGACCGACCGCAAGGGCAATCGGTTACCGGCAGAGCAAGTTACCGACCCTGAGACTATTGCGGCATTTCTCGATGGTGAGCTGGATGGTGTGGACGACGAGTACTATTTCATCGCCACGCAGAAGCCAGATAACAAAGCTATTAAGGACATGCTAGACCGAGCGTTTGGCAAGCCAGTTGATCACGTTGACCTATCTGTCGATGTCCGCGAGAAGCAGCCGCCAAAGATTGTATCGACTATCAAGCCGCGCAAAATAAAAGGCGAATAGCTCATGTCGCTAGAGTTGAAGCCAAAGCAGCAGAGCGTTGTCGACATTATTAACGATTGCCCTGAGGTTGATACTATTTACCTGATCGGTGCAGTTGGCACTGGCAAGACAGACATTGCGGCGAGTGTCGGCATCGATATTTGTGACACGTTTGACAAGACCTACTGGACGGTTTTTCGCAAAAACATCAGCACAGCGAAGCGGTCGGTGATTCCATCGTATCTGACTATGCTCGACCGCAAGAACTTCAAGGAGGGTGAGGATTACACATATAACGGCCAAGACTACGAAATTAAGTTCCCTAATGGCTCAAAGATTGGCTTTGTGGAAGCGGACGAGACGAAAGACAGGAACGGGCAGAAGATTAAAGGTATTAATGCCAGTGCTAGCCATATCGATGAAGCCGACGAATTGTCACTGACGATGTTCACCACGGCTAAATCCCGTAAGGGCCGCCGTAATACTAACGGACAGCCGAGCATCGCTATTATCACCCTAAACCCAAATGATGTTGAGCACATTAAAGAGGTATATATGCGCTGGAAATACGGCGGAAATGGCAAATATGAGCCGCTACCGTCAAATATTCGTGTGGTCGAGTTCGATTTGTCTGATTCATGGCAGATGCAATCAGACATTGACGCTATGATGACCAACCCGATATGGTGGGTCGAGCGGTACCTGAAAAATAACTGGGAATACCAAGACGAAAGCAAGACGATATTCCGTTCGAGTATTTTCGCCAAGGCGATCGTCAAGAGCTACGAGTCAGGGCGTAAGACGACCGGCTACGACGTGGCGCGTGATGGTGTTGACCGTAGCGTGGCGGCAGATTGGGAGAACCTGACACTGATTGATGGCAGCATCACGAAAGATTCAAGCGAGCAGATGGAAACAGGCAAGCAGGCAGAGTGGCTGATTGATCATTCAGATAACTTCGCGATTGGCTACGAGAATATTGCTATTGACGGTGTGGGCGTTGGTGTTGGTGTTATTGATGGCGGCAAAGATCGCGGCGCTGAGTTTGCCGTGTTTAAGTCTGGCTTTACACCTGATCCATTTCTGACATTCGGTGACGAGCCAAAGAGCCGAGAGGATGCTGAGCGTTCGCAGGAGCTGATGGCGTTTAACAATTTACGGTCGCAGGTGGCGTACATGCTGGCAATGGGGCTGGACAGCGGCAAGGTTAAAATCCTCGATAGTTTTCCATTCCTTAATGAGTTTATTAAGGAGGCACAGATGCACCACCACGAGTATAAGGACAAGGTGTTTGTGTTGGAATCCAAGGAGTCAATCAAGAAGCGGCTCGGTAAATCGCCTGACATATTCGACTCTGTATTGATGGGCTTTTGGCTACAACTGAAGCACGAGGTAGTGATGGAGTGGGGCGGAATTATGTAATCCGTATATTTACAGTTAGAGGACTATATGAAATTGAAAGACTTTTTGCGCAAATTAAAGTTTCAAAAGCCAGACAGGGACACTGTTATCGAGGCGTGGATAGGGCTGTTGATGTTCATCGGTGTGCCATTTTGCATTTGGCTGTATTATGGCGGCAAGGTGGCCACGGTGGTATTTGTCGGCGTACAGCTGATATTTTGGTCGGTTTATTTATACAGGAGCAACAAGTAGATGGGAATTATTAAAACAGCCATGGGATTAAGGGGCGAGCGACGTGTGAGTGGCGTTGACCCTGCTTTTCAGAGATTATCAATGTTTGATCATTACCGAGCCAGCAGTTATGCGACAGCTTATCCTAATATTCGCACGATTGCCAACAAATATATGACGGTGCGGCCGTTTGCGATTGACGGCAACGGTAAGCAAGTGCCGCATGAAGTCATTAACGCGTTGTATCACCCGAACAAATCTGATAGCTCCGTAGCGTTCGCCGAAAAGGTGGCTGTATCGACGCTATCGCTACGCAAGACATATGTTTTGGTGTGGAGTAACTACGGTGGCGTGGCAAAGCCTGGCGGTGATTTCAGAGGGCAGGGCGGCAAGAATATTGCCGGCTTTACGTTCCTGGAGTTTCCACGAGTTTCTAGGGTTGGCGGCAAAACAACATACACGGTTGGATCGCAGACGTTCACTGAAGACGAAGTGCTGGTGCTACCTGGCGGCGTTGATCCAAACGACCTGTACGCTGGGTATTCGCCATCTGAAGCATCACGTCGCTGGGCAACGCTCGACGACTACATCGCCGATTTCCAGGCCGGCTTTTTCGAGAATGGAGCAGTGCCAGCTGGGCAATTCATTATTACCGCACCAACACGGCAGGCTTTCCAGGAGAGTGTGGCGATGCTGCAAGATGCTCATCGCGGAGCTGGTAGCAACAACAATGTCACCTACACGCACCGACCGGTTGACTCTAAGACCGGCAAGCCATCGACTACCGCGGCTGTTGAGTGGGTGCCGTTCTCACAACCAAATAAAGATATTGACTTCGAGAACTTATTTAAGCAGGTTGATAGGCGGATTGACACGTCATTTGGCGTTTCAGCCATTATGAAAGGTATTGATGATACAGCTACATACGCTAATGCACAGGTATCCAAGCAGGTGTTTGCTGAGAATGTCGTTGATCCATTGCTGTTACGCAACTACACACAGTTGACGCACGAATTGAACCGAATCACTGGCGGCATGGGTATGGCCATAACTTACGAATTTGCTATTCCTCAGGTTGTTGACGAGATCAAAGTGCAGGCTGAAGCTGATGATATTCGGATTAACAGCATCTTGAAGCTAGAAGCGGCAGGCTACAGCACCGAGAGCATTATTGACGCGCTAAAGCTACCTAATAATTTTAAGCTATTACGTAAGGGTAACTATAAACCGCCAGAGATTGAAAATGACAAGCCAGACGTTGACGAGGGCGATGAAGTGGCAGACGCACCTGATCGCCGTAAGGTCGGCAATATGGGGGTTTGGGGAGAAGCGAACGGCACCAGCCCAAAAGCATCAGCCGATAATCAGCCGCAGACGCTCGATGACTTTGAGCAGCTGATTTACGACGCAACGACTGAGTTTATGCAGAAACAAGTCGACCGAGCCATCGCTGAATCTCGCCAGACGGCCGAAAACAGTACTGAAGAGGATGACGAGCAAAACGAATTTGCCGAGGCATTGCTGTTGATTATCGTGGCGTTGATGATTGTGCAAGGGGCGATTTATTTTGAGGACGGTAAGCAGTTACTGATAGATAATGGCGTGTCCACGACCGAGCTAACAGGCTTTGTGGTGGCAGCATCAACACAGGAGGCATACCGAGCATATCTACTAAATGTGGCTCGCTCATACGCTGACGATACGGCCGCCTCAATCCGCCGAGTGCTTGACCATGCGGTATCGCACGGCTGGGCACAGTCTGAGCTGGAGGAGAAGTTGCGAGGCATCATGAAGACCGACGAGTGGCGAGTACAGCGAATGGCTCGCACTGAGATATCACGAGCCGACGCACTGTCAAGCGTTGAGGCTATGAAGCAGGTACAAAACCAAACAGGAACGCTGATCGAAAAAGCTATGGAGAGCGAGACCGGCAAGCCGTGTGAGTTTTGTGCCACGTTGATCGATAAGTGGGTGGCTGTTGACGAGCCGATCCTGAATCTGAATGAAGCAATCATTGGCAGGGACGGCGGCATATTCATCAACAACTTTGCACAGAATGACGGCTATGATGTACACCCAAATGGACATTGCCACCCGAAATACCGCGTCGTCAAGGCGTATCTCAACGCTGAGCGGCGAATCATTGACGATGAGCTAGCTGATTTGGATTTGCGGTGCGAGGAATGCGGACGCTACCTGAATATT